CTGCATTTTCAGCCTTTTTCGATAATTCAGTTATCAACTCTTCAGAGATTTGTGGTGTTCTGGCAAGAATCCATAAGTAATCCCTTGATGGTGAACCCACCAATACCCATCGGTAATCCTCATCGAGTTCCATTATATAATAATCACCATAAAATGGTTTGAAGAAACTTACACCCAACTTACCAGGTCCATTGACTTTAGCCTCACCTACAGCCTTTTCATACTTTCCCTTTTTGGTATTGTACCCATCGTTGAGGACTTTAATCTTCCCATTTTCTTTTAGTGTATAGTTAGCAGTGACATAGATAAGGTTCTTCTCAAACCTGTTTGGTATCTTTGTAATCTCATACCATTTCCCCTGATACCTTTCGAGGTCCACGTAGTCTACCGTTTGTAGTTCTTGTGTTGTCTTGCAAGAGGTCAACAATAATACCGTAGCAAGAAGTGTTAATAATAATTTCATAATCTATAATTTAATACCAAGACCCATTCCAATTCCAAATCTACCGTCGTAACGAGCTTGACCGAGTAATTCTAAATAATTCCAATGATATAGTAAACCTCCACGAATACTCATATTAGTTTGTCGTTGTTCGTTAATGAGGTAAATACCGTTTTGATTGTGTGAAGACAATACAAACAATTCATCGTAGTACGCATCATATCTCCTTCTTGAGGTAATACCCACAGTAACAAATGGTGAGAATCGGTCCATCGTTCTACCAGCACCAATGGAAAAATCACCTTTGATTTCCACATTACCAGCAGATTCATCTCCCCAATCTTCCACTTCCCACGTTGATATATTATCGTAATATGGATAAATCAATGGTAAGGTCGTGTGGTATTGAATAACCATAAAAGACTCACGTCCTGTAATAATATATGGCGACATCTGAGTTTGGAATGCATCCTGTTCAACCACCACACCCATTGAAAATCTCATTGGATTAAAGTTATTTCTCTCAACCAATGACGGGTCTGTAGTCATCACATATTCGTGTCGGTCCCACGTTCTATTTGTATTCCAATAAGGATAGTATCCAACATCATATGGGTTGTAATAATACGGTGTTCTACCCCACCTGTTATTCCACCTACCATCATTATAACCATTGTTATATCCGTTCTGATATCCATTATTGTAGTTGGTATTAGAATTGGTATTAGGATTGGTAAAAGAGTTGGTATTAGAACGTTTCTGTTCCACCTTTTGAATCTTTTGTTCTCTTTCTGTTTGAGCAAAAGTGGTGTATGTAAAAAACACACATACCACTATTAGTAATAATTTTTTCATATGTTTTTGTCTTTAATCTTCAGAGAACGTAGGCTCAGAATCGACATCGTTATCGTAAAAGTCTACGAAGTCTTCAAATTGGTCATCCATAATAATAAGTATTTTATATTAAACGGTAAAGATAATAAAAAACCCCCACATTTCTGTGAGGGTTAGTTTTTAATTTATTTTAATCACCCCTTACTTTCAGAAGCGTATTTTACACCCATGATAGTTCCGACAATACTGAATGAGTTCGTCAACAAGATACCAAATAGATTAGACCATGTGGTTTCAATTATCTTAGAATCTAAACCACTACTTAAAATATATAAGTATAAGATTGTTGTGAGTATACCTACACCCGCAATAACACCCAAAGCCAACTTCACGATAATACTAATCAACTCAAACTGAGTCTTCTTTTGCATGACCTCCAAATCCTCCAAAGCCTTTTCCTTACCTTGTTCAGCCTCTTTTCTCAAAGACTCTGCGATTTGCTCAGCATTTTTGGCTTCATTCAAAGCCTCTTGAAGTTCAATCATTAAATCATCATTTTCTTGTTGTTTTGCAACCAAGTCTTTGTTTTGTGATTGAACCTGTTTTGTTACCTGAAGACGTTTCTTTCTGGCAGTGACATCTCTATCCTTACAAACTTTTAGATATTCTTCAAATTCTTTGTCATCACTATCCGCCTTGAGAACCTTTAATATATTTCCTTCCAAATATATTTTATTCTCTTTGGCTAAAGTTAATAAAACTTCTTTTACTTCAGGGGTTACTTTCATTTTTCATATTTAGTGTGGATGTATATGGCCACACCTAATTTTGCTGTTAAATCGACGATTGAATACAATACAATAGTTAGTAAAGAATCAGTCATAAAGTATACGATAGGATAAAACATCCATAAAGTTAATACTCCAATATAAAAATTTAACTGTTCTTTCTTAATTCCATTCGCCAAACTCACGAAAGTATATATCGAAAACATAGTACCTATGAAACCACCAAAAAGTTTAGTTATAATAGATGTCTCACCCAAGAAACCAAATAATAACATTCCCAACATACAAGAAATTGACATTAACAATGTTCCAATTTTTCTAAATTTAGGTTTTAAGAATGTATACATCTGATATATTAATATCGGAATAGTAAAAGTCCAATCCATATATCTCCATGTTCTAAGGTTTGTGGTATCATCCAAACCAATTATGTGTGACATATACATATACGTTAAACCTGCTATCAATAGAATCATCGCAGATAACTTACTTTGAAGTGAGTTGAAAGAATTATATCCAAAATACAAACCTCCACCTAAAAATAATAAAGAGGTTGAGAACAAAATTTCACTAACCATTACTCGTAATCTTTTAATCTATCGTTTAATTTTATATTTTCCATTCTGAGGTTAAAATTATCCTCTTGTTGTTGTTTGATTTTATCTTCCAAATCTTCTCTATACATTTTAGATATATCGTCTTTGATTTTATCTATTCTTTTAGATTTAATTTTTTGATTGATTCTTCTGATGTTACTCAAAGCACTGATAGCAATTACAACCCAACCCCAATTCATATGACTCCACGAGTTTGGGTCATAATCATAAAAGTGAATCACCACGAATAATATAGAAATTATACCATATAGATATCCGAATAGTTTTCTTCTCTCTAAACTACTATACACCACTGAGTATAACGTACCAAACCCAATAAAAGAACTCATGATTCCAACATACCAAAGATTGGGGTTTTCCATCATCAATACCGCAGGGGCAAAGATAAACCATATCAGACCTTGAATAATTTCCGTGGGTTCTGAATCATGGTAAGTTAATATATGTAGTAATTTTTTTATCATTTACTTATAAACTTTGAATGGATTAGTTTTATTTTTATATCCTTCATAGTCATCTCTGAATTCTTCCAAACGTGGTTCAATATCATCAGACTTTATAATCCAAAACTGAGCACCAGCTTTCTTTGCCTTTTCAATTTCTTGGTTATCATCTGAAGAGGATATGATTCCAATAACACATCCATTTCCGTATTCATGGTTTATCTTGTCTACCATTTCAATCCCATTGAATGAAGAACCTATAATGTTTAAGTCAACAAATACACACTCAGGACGTTCGTGATTTACGTCATCAGGAAACCACTCCTTAAATTTTTTATCTGCCTCATCTGAAGAGTTTAGTGCCTCTAATGAAAGAGTTATGTCCAGTATACTACATGCATCTTCGAAGACCAAGTGAAATAGGTCTTCATCATCAATTAACATAAGTGAATTAATCATCTTTATTTTATTTAATAATAATCTTTATTTTAGTTCCGTAATTTGTTTTTTCGGCTGATATGGAAAATCCGTGTTCTTGTAGGATTGCAATACAAATGTTCAATCCCAATCCACTTCCACTTTCTTTTTGGTCTTTTTTTCTTGTATAGGGTTTAGATAACTCTAAGAACTCACTTTGACTCATTCCTCGTCCATTGTCTTGAACAATCAAAGTTTTTTCATTTTCCATATAAATCATTACAGACTTTGTTGGACTATCGTTGTATTTCAGACCATTACGAATTAAGTTATCCACTGCGGTACAAAATAACGGTTCATTAACTTCAACTTCAGGTAATTCATCAATAACCACTTGTTTAACATATGAAGTGGAAGACAAATAATCACCAAGGATGGTTTTCAAGTTTACTTTTTGTTTTTCTAATTGAACCTCTTGTTTAACTAAGTTGGTAAACTCCTTAACCCCCGCATAAACTTTTTGTGTGTGTTTCAAACCTTCTTCCAACATTTTCAAAGGTGCGTCTATTTTCAATTCTTTAATTTGCTCTTCAGTCATTCTTCTTTTCAAGGACCTTAACCCTCTCGGCATGTAAGTATTAATTCCTGAATGCATATCGTGTCTTAGAATCTTAGCAGCATGTTCCAAATAAGAATTCTTTTGATTCAAAATAACTTCAGCATCATGTTGTGAAGTGACATCAGTGGCAATTTTTAAGACTGTGGTGAAATCTCCATTTCCATCTTTGATAGGAGTATAATTTCCGAATAACCATTTTTTTGAACCATCTTTCGCAACCCTTTCGAATTCTCCAGTAACACTATTACCTTTTCTAAGTGTGTCCCAAAATTCTACATATTCTTTACTCTTAGCATATTCCGGTGTAACCATAGCAGTGTGTGGTTTGTTTACTATATTCTTTTCAGGACATCCCATAATATCACAGAAGTTGTCGTTAGCTGACAATATATTACCATCAATAGACATTGTCACCACCAAATTAGATTTACTAATACCCTCCAATTGAGCATTCACGTTTTCCTCTTTGAGTGTAATGTTTGTTAATAGTTCACTAATAACCATAAAGAAGGGTGGAATAAACGCAATTACACAAGCATATCCGAATTGTGCTAAATTCATTGTGTTTTCACATATACCAAAAACAATACAAGATTGCACAGAAAAGAATGTCAACATAATCAATGCCGCTATTCCTAATGATATCTTAGACCTTATTGATATGTTTGAAATTGCACTCATTATTTATAGTTCTGATTTCTTAAATCCACACTTCCCGAAAAACCATTTAGAAGGACAAAATCCTGTCCATACACCAACGTTCAACATGCAAATAACAAAGAGTACCACACCCCAAATATTTAATACATAACCCACTAAAAGGACGATTGACATTAACAGATAAACCATTCTCGTGTCAGTAATGTTATTTAATAAGTTTCTCATAATGATATTGTTTGTATGAATGCAATTTTTAATCTTATCCACAACCTTTGCATCATAGGTAGGGATTTGAACTCTTCAGTTCTGAAAATATCTTCCAATTCTTTAATTTCTTCTTTTTCCATACTCTATAAATATATTGTAACTACAAATAAAAAACCCCCACATTTCTGTGAGGGTTAGTTTATTTTTTAATTTACACTCAAAAAGATTACAGTTCGTAATTTCTTAAAGCGAGTTTATTTATTTTTAGTCCAAACTTTTCATTATGTTCAGTACTAAAAATTGTGATATCATAAACATCTTCAGTATTAAGTTCAAACTTAAATACAGTCATTAATTTACCATCTTCACTGATAGGACTACAACACCCTTTATAACATTGAGTGTTTCTTGGGTCTCCGTGATTCGCACCAAAGAAACTTACTGAACCTATGTAAGATGATGATTCTACATCAAAAGATTCTCCATCAGGATGATTAATAAAAATCTCATACAAACCTAATGGTTGCTCATCAAAAGTCGTTGAAATCTCTAATAATACTTTATCGTGATTATAATCTGCAGGTTTTGAGATACTACCAACCATCATAGATTCACCATCAAAAATACGGTTTGGTGATGCGAATGAAATAACTTCTTTCTCACCAATAATCGCAATACCCGATTTAAGATTCTCAACAACTTTAGTATCATCATAATCGTAATCCATATTATAGATTACCGCCATAACCTCAGCAGGTGTGTAATTTACTAATCTACCGTGTTCATCAAAAAATTCATACTTCCAAGGATTCTCTTCCAATTGTTGTAAGGTCACTTTCTGACCATTTGGTGAGTTTAACCACTGTTGGAACATTCTATCAATATTTGAGTGGTGAGCCCAAAAGATTGGGTCAAAAGCAGCAGTCGCAACATCTGACATCATACCAGTTGTTGAACTTTTTTGTGAAATAATATTGTAGTGTTCCTCAACACCCGCATTACCTGAACCAATGTAATTGTGCATACCACCATGAATTGATTGGTCTAAATTTTTGTTGAACGTTTGGTAATCAGTAATATTCATTAACTTTGGATATTCACCTGCTAACATCCTACGGGTCGCACCCATGATTGGTAAACCGTGATTCAATGAATCTAATCTATCTGACTCATACAAACTACTTGTAGTGTCTCTCCACATTTTTGGCATTACCTTATCTGAATTATTGTAATTTGTATAACCCCAATATGGTAATGCAAAATCTTTATTACCTGAAGTTTCTCTAACAATTTTTTCTAAATGCCAAATATACATTCTGTGCCAAATCAAGAAATTGATTTCCTCAGCACCACTATGTGAGTGAGTACATTCATCCCACGCAATTTTTAACTCAGTCCAATCAGTATACGACTCACATAATTGATTATCTTTAACTCTTGTTGGAACCCAGTGAATTGCTGATTGATAATACCAACTCGTAGGGTCTTCACAACCCCTTTGTTTCATAATTCTCATTGCGTTATCTAACGCTTCAACGTCCGATTGAGCCTCAATCGAATTTGCATTTTTTCTAACATACTTAACTTCTTTGTTATTACTACAAGAAGTCATCAATAGTGTTAAGGATAGTAACCCTAAAAATAAGTTTTTCATTCTTTTCATTTTATTTATTTAATAACTATTTTATTATTTAGTATAACATACAATGAAAAAAATTAAAGTAATTATCAATGGCACATCCTTGGCAACATTCAATATCCTCAGTTAACAAATTCGGAGGTAAACCTGAAGATTATATCCATATACACCAATGGTTCGATGAGACCAAAGGATGGTACTCACACATCTATCACAGGATGTTTAGACACCACTCTGAAGGTATATTTGAATGTGAAAGACTATTCGGTCTGTCCTTTGAGAATAGTGACGGCAAAACCGTTTATACTCGTTATATAGGTGAACAACACGTAAGAGAGGATTGTAATAATCACGTCCCAACCGCAAAAGAATGGATTGAAGGTATCCAATCACAGAAAAAGCCGATATGGATGATGAAAACTATGAAACTAAACATAGAAGACTAATATTTATAATCTATGGACGCAAACTTAAAAAAGAAATTACTATTGGTTTTTGATTACCTGAAAGTAAATGGGTGTAATTACGCAGAAAAAGAAGGTGACTTCTACTCTATGAACTTTCACGACCAAAGTAATCAATGGTTTTGCGTTTCACAACGTAATCAAAATAGAGGTAACGTCCGACTACCATTAGATATCACCCAAGAATTGGAAGTACTCATCAACAACCACGAAAATGAATTTGATAGTTTTGGGGAAGACCCTTACGGTTTTGAACTAAGACTTTATCCCGATTCAAAAACTATATCAATCCTTGAACTTTATACTGAATACCTTACTGAAGATACACAAACAGTAATAGTAGACACTGAAGATGAACCAGAAGTAAAACAAATCATTGACCACTATTGTAAAAAAGAAGAAATCTGTAGAGGTAACATCACATTCCAATTTCATGGTGGTGGTGACTCAGGATATATCGAAGATGGTGGTAATTCAGATTTTAATGGAGAAACCAAACTATATGGACCAGCTGAAGATATGTTCTACAGAATGTTGAGAGACTTTCCTGGTTGGGAAATCAATGAAGGTTCTCAAGGTCAATGTATTATTGATATGGACTTAGAACAAGTGCAGTTGGACTTCAATGAAAACTACGAAGAACAAAAAGAAGATGAGATTTGGTCCATGTCTTTGGAAGAAGGTATCAATGAAGATAGAGAGAAAGTACCATCAACACCAGGTAGCGTAGACGATGAAAATGAAGACATAATACTTTCCTCAGTAAAGAAACTACTTCAAACATTATACTTTAATGGGTTAGATGTCTCATATAATTTATATAGAATGCCACATCATGATAAAGATTATATCAGTTTAGATATCGATATCGATGTAAGTAGAATTATGTCCAGACACGAAAATTTTGATGAAAAGTACATTGATGTAGTTTTCGATTTAGAAAGTGTTATTGATACCGTTGAAAAGTATTTAGGTTTAAGTAACCAAATTTACATCGGTATTAATTATATCAACCACGACTTCCTTGATAATGAAGCTCTCGACGCAACAAAAGAACTAAAACAAGAATTAAAAAAGAGAGATTTTACCACAGAACAAGTCAATCATGCGTTGATTAACGTTCATTATCGTGAAGATGACTATCCAGGTTTAACAGTAGAAGCACTTGGACAAGATATTCCTGATGAAAGAATAGAACTATTTGAAGATACGGTTTGGGATATTGTTAAGAAATACGAACACCTGATGGAACTTATAAGTGAAAGAGAATTGGATTGGTGGATTAACTATTAATTCTTTTCTTCCTCTTTTCTTTGGATGTGTTCACCATTATTTCTGATGAACTCATAAAAATAATCAACATACTTTTCTCTTTTTGGGAATTTCATTCTCAAACTCAAATATGTTCTCAATAAGTTATTGTCTTTGAATCCATTCCACATCTTTTCAAAGATATCAGAATGTAAGGCGAATGGTTCAACTTCATAACCATCATATTGTTCGTTCAACCCGTAACTTTCAACCAATTGGTCCACTTTCTCATTACCAGGATGTACATCTTCAAAATTAACACCAGTAAGTGGATATACTTTTTCATACAACCAATCTCTAATCAAATCCTGAACTTCATAACCAATCTCATAGATATCGTCTTCAGTAATCGGGTTGTCTTCAGTGTTGTAATTCGCATTCAACTCATCAATATCTGAATAGTTATACAAATCACCTAACTCATATTCGTGACCATTACCACCAATGACTTCAACGGTAGATTTTGGGTCAACAGCAACATCAATATTATCAATATACCAAAGATTATTATCATAAACATCGGGTTCATCAGACCCTTTAGTTATGTCCCAATTCTTTATAAAGACATTCATATCATAACCACCTGAAGAAATGTTGATTACGTTCTTGGTCTTTTCTTTCATAATCTCATCAATACCCTCAATACCCAACTTATTTGCAAGTCTAAGTTCTGCTTGAGTCTCCGTTTCTCGGTTAAAGCCAAAATACTTCATTACATGATTATCTAACTTATCACCAACAACCTGAAAATATTTATCGATTATATCCATACTAATAAATACTTCATATTATTATTATATACACTCGGTCTTACTAATATCTTTACTCAGACTAACATGAATATGATTCACACCAAGATAGTGACATTTATCATTCATCTCTTTCCATAAATGTTCGTTGAGGACCCTATTCGCCACTGTTACCTTCGTCTTTGGTGTTTGTCTGTTGAACTTCACCACCGTACTTAATCTCGGTGAACCCTCAAAGTCCCAAGTCATCACACTTTCATAGGTAATATCATAGATAATCTTCTCCTCTCCAAACTCATAAGTGAGGGTGGAAAAGACCTCAGGAATAATCTTATTTATTGGGTTCATAGTATTTATAATTAATACTTCAATTATATGAATACAGAAGAATTAAATAAAGGGAAAGGAATTATAGTAAACCTATTAAATTCCATTTTTTCATCAGGTGATGGTTATCACATATCTTATGATTATGATGGAACCACATTCATCGTCGATTTTGTTAGTGAAGGTGATAAATTACCCGTTATAACCAAAAGACTTATAATGGAAACCGTATACTCAAACTTTAGTAAAGCCAGTCGATATTTTCCTGATGCATTGTATTTTTGGAAAAACTATGATTTTGTAGTTAACCATAACGGAAAAGAGTTGGAGGGTAATCCAATCAACGATGCCTTTATAAGTCAATCAATCACCGATTGTTTTGACAATAGTTTAGAAAAAATACAATCTGATTCTGTAACATTTCCAACCACATTTATTAATGTTAATTCTAAAATGGGTAAATTTTTTATTACTACCGTTAACACTAAAGTAATGAAATCATCTATAGAACCTTCAGATAACTACATTTATTTTTTTACGAATATTGTACCTGATTATCTATTATTGTCTAATGGTAAAGGAGAATCAGTAAAGATAACTGCCGAGTCTTTAAGAGATTTCCACATGAATGGTGGTGAAGATGGTGAACCATACTATGAAACACCAGAGAAAATATTAGATGCATTATTACGTTCAATAGCCTTTGCACAAACAGAACAATACGACACCACAGTCGCTGTTGATTTCTACGATTGTTTACGTAGTACAGGATGGATTTGGGATGAAGGTATATATGAAGATTATTATCCTTTATATGAAGTCATATTTTACGGAATTAGTGATATGATTATCACCACCCATGGTATATATGGTGAAGCCAGCTCAGGTGACTTCGAAACCGTTGATAACTTATTCAACTTCCTCAATAGGAAATAATAAAGGAAACTCCTCAGTAATCATATTCAACGGAATCGTAACAGGTTCATCACTCTCAGTTAAGAAATCATAGAAATCCAAACTTCTTTTGTGACGAAAAAACTTCATCACATTCCCTGGCATATCATTGAAATCTTTACGGTATAAATCTATCGCAGTAACCTTCTTTGACTTACCCCAAATGAAATCCACGTTCACGTTTCTTCCTACAGTAATTGGTACTATGGTGATGTCCTTGTCTTTGAAGTCCTCGTGAATGTGTTTGATAACCAAACGAGGTTTGGGACTGGAAGAGTATTGAATCACATACATTTCTCTTATAAATTCTATTAGACCTCCTTTTATGTCCCTCATAAAAATACATTAACCCGTTACAGTCTTTCTTAACTCTTTATATTTTTCTTTCCAATCGTAAACCTCATCTCGAGTATCCAATAACTCATTCATCAGTTTTTCATTTTCTTTTTTTAATTCCTCCATTTTTACATTAACAGTCTGTAACTGCATCTTGTATAACTCAATATGGTCCATAATTTATTTTTGTCTATTCATGTATATTAGTAATGTAAGTCCTATCATAAACCATGGTAATATATTTTGTACCATGTCACTACGAATGAGTCTCATCACTTTATGTTTTAATGTTTTCATTACTTCTCTCTTTTTCATATTAATTGGATAGGGGTGATTTAATTGTTGGGTGTGATGGTTACTTTATATTTCAATGTTCTGCCATTAATATTCATAACACCAAACACAACAGAATTATCTTCTGGGTTAATCATAGTAGGTGTTATCATATAACCCTCTATATTATCTAATGTTTGTTTTACCTGATTAACTAAATCAACAGGTATTTTAGTCTCAATTTCTGATTTTTCAAATGTTTCTGGATTGTAGTAATCCGTTTTGTAATTTTCCATAACTTATATATTTTATATTTTTTAATTCGATAACGGTGCTTTTATTGTTGGGTGTGATTTATAACCTTTAATCTCATAGTCAAACTCACCGTTTATTGTATCTACATTCGATAACTCAATCGTTGGTAAGTCATAGGATTGTCTACCACATTGCTCATTAGCTTGGTCAATGTGATTTTTATATAGATGAGTATCACCTAAGTTACCAATAAGTTCACCAGGAATCATATTACACTCCTCAGCTAATAACATTAATAAAGTCCCATAACTAGCAATGTTAAATGGAAGCCCGAGAAAAGTATCTACGCTTCTTTGATTCCACATTAAAGAGATTGCTCTGTATTTCCCAGGATTAACAATCTTTTCTTCTCTAGTAGTTAATCGTGTATAAACTTGGAATCCATAGTGACATGGTGGGAGTGTCATTTGGTCCAACTCACCAACATTCCACGCATTAACCATCAATCGTCTTGAGTCTGGATTTGTTTTAAGGTCGTTGATTAGATTTTTGATTTGGTCAATATACTTAGTACCATTCACATATGTATCTTCACCTGATAATGGGTCTTTGAGAGTAGTTTTAATAATCGATTCAGTTTTCCATTCTCTCCATTGTTTTCCATAGATTGGTCCTAACTCTCCCCAATCTCTAGCAAAAGCTTCATTAGTTTTAATTAACTCAATAAATTGTTCTTGAGTATATCGAGGACCATGCCAACCGGGAACAAATTGTTCTGCGTACTTCTTATAAGCATCACCATTCCAAATATTACAGCCATTATCAACTAAGTACTTGATGTTGGTATCTCCTTTAAGAAACCACTTCAATTCAGTCATCATAGTTTTGACTGCCATCTTCTTTGTGGTTAATAGTGGAAACCCGTCTTTCATATCATGTCGAATCTGGCGACCAAATACTGAGATAGTTCCTGTACCTGTACGGTCATCTTTCTCGACACCATTTGTCATAATGTCTTTTAATAGTTCGATATAGTCCCTGTCTAATTTATTCATGTGTATATACTATCATAGTATTATTGATAGGAAATCTATAGATAGGTGCGTTTTTTTCATTTGATTGTCTTTGGAGGACTTCGTAATATCCATTATAGTCTTTAATAGTCATCACGTTTTCTTTAGTTTCTGATGGTCCACTACCATCACTGAACACAACCGACATTGTGTGTTCTTTTGTGTTAAATCTCAGTACATTCATTTGTTATTGTAATTATAAGGTTATAGGGCAATAAAAAACCCCTTCGTCTATTATAACAAAGGGGTCTTTAAAAATCAACTATTTAGTACTATTTCCCAATCACTAAATCGGAATAGTCTAATTTACCCATACCTTTCATGTTTTCCTCAACCTCATCATACATATAAGCCTTAACTACGGCAACTACGCCCTGTTCAGCTTGTGCTAATTTACTTTCCATCCAATCTTCAATTTCTTCACCATCTTCCATTATTTCCCACATTTTGTAGGCTAATGTTGCAATGGTAAATAGTTGTTGTTTAGCCATGTAAGAACCATCTTTATTTTCCGTTAAAGATGCTGTAAGTTTTTTTAATTGTTCTTCTGTTAAAATAATTTGTGCCATATTATGTTTGATTTGTATATAAATATCGTTTAATTAATAATAAGCTGGATTTTAATAAGTGTATGGGTTTTTAGGTGTTCCGTTAACCTTAAATGTCCAATGTAAATGTGGCCCTGTAGATGTTCCCGCACCTGGCTCATTTACTTTACCACCAGTATAACCGATTATATCACCTTTTTTGACCTCATTACCTTGAGTCACTTCACGAGACCTTAAATGACAGAAACCTGAGTGTAATTTATTTCCATTTCCATCCTTACCTTTGATGATGATACCATTACCACATGCACCTCTAACACCGCTGACTTCACTAACCTTTCCGTCATGTGGTGCGAAAATAGCAGTACCTACCGTAACTGGTATATCACAAGCATCGTGATATCCACCATTACCACTATTATATCTCTGCCTAAACTCATGGTAGTTATTACACCGACCTGGACTCTTTAAAGGTGAACCAATTTTAGTTGAACTCCACGAATGTCCCTCAGTTAGAAGTACATCTGTCTGTTCTGAAATCACACCTTTAAGAATGTTTATAAAATCCATACATATAAATATCACTAAATTAAAAAAGGTGGAGAATAATCTCCACCTTTAGGGCCGACATGGTTTTGTCCACGAGGTCGGCGACTCCACCACCCTTTCGGGAAATAAATGATAATCCAATTCTTTCGTTAAATCAAGATTCATCATTATCTTTTTTGACCATTTCACTAGGTTCGTCATATAAACCCATCTCTTGGTCCATTCTCATCATCTCTCTCAAGATTTCACCTCTTTCTTCTTTGGTAATAATAGGTGTCTTCACCCAACCCATTACCTCTTCATCCAACAGACTCTCCTCAGAATACGATAAACCCCACATCTCACCATCCTCATCAATAAGATATTTGTAGAAGTTCCACTTCGCCTCGAAGTCATGACCATATTGAGTTGAACCCTCATTGGTATATTGTAACCAATGCCATAACTCAGAGTCCTTTAGAACGACTTTATCCATTAAATAAACATTGGGGTAATCTAACACACCATAACTGTCACAGAACATCTTAATCTCTTCATTCGTTCCTGGCTCTTGACCACCGAAATCATTGGAAGGGAACAACCAAATCGTAACCTCTTCTTTATAAACCACATCTAAGAACTCCTTTAAGTCCTTATAGTTAGTGTCGGTATACCCACACTCAGACGCTACATTAATAACTATATGTTTCGTATTCAACTCCTTAGGATGAACCATACTCCCATCCGAAGTAATATAAATCCTATCATTAAAATTTGTTATATCTTCCATTTATTGAATAATTTTTCTATCTCTTTATTGAACTCATCATCAACCGTCCTACATTCCTTAATACCATAAGCGTTACCATCCGTAGTGTAAATAACTACATCGTCATCAAACCTTTCAATTTCTTGAATAATCTTAATCGCCTTATCTGAAGGGATTACAACCGAACCACCAACTTTATACATTAGTCCTCCATCTTAGATTTATGAACTGCATATTGACCCAACGTTAATTCCTCCTGTGGTGTGACGTTACCCAAAATGATTGACTGACGTAGTAAGTCATGCGGAATATTAACTAAAAAATCACGTCCGTTGAAGAACGATAAGTCCTGTTTCATTTCCACACAAGAGTGTACCATCTGAAGGAACAACTTGAACTGAACCTCGTCAGCGTAGTTATCATTTAATAGTTGACCAAATTGTGGGTGAATGATTTTTATGTTTCTATCTAATACCATAGTTAATTTCTTTTGTTATACAAATATAAACAAAATATCTGATTACCACAAGTATGAGCATAAAAAAACCTCAGAGGGCTACTCTGAGGTTAAGGAAGGTATATGTGGTATAGAACGCTGAGATTACACGTTTATATGACCTGTCTTTAATGAGATTACCCTATAACGGTTGCTCATTTATCCACTGTAGTTGCCCACAGTATCAAGTCAGTGTCGGTTACTTACGTTAACCACTCGTATTCGTTAATAACTACTCAACCACTACTCTATTCTGTCAAACCTTGCGAGTTCACTAAGGGATGGCCGTCCCAACAGGTATTTCGTAATTGACATCGAATGACTTGCCGTCAGTTCAATGACTCCGTTAGTTTCTACTCGGAGTATTAGACACCTTTCGTTATCAACGCCTGAAGTCTTTTGCTTGTGTATCTATTTTTAAAATAGTAGCAAAATGTGGATTTATGAAAGATGTGCTTCAGGAGAAGGTTCGTTCCTTTGGAGAACAAAATGCTTCACACCTCTCTGTAAGTCTGTCAACTTACGATACGTCAGGACCTCGTTAACTTTTAATCGTTTCGGAAACCCATCGTACTGGTACCCAGCCCTACAACACCTGACAGGGTGTGTCGAACCGTCACCTGTAGCTTTTCCTATTGATGTCACCATCTCAACTCTGATATTCCACGGACTCAGAATGACTTCATCCCTTTAGCAGTTGCCCTTAGGGAGTCGGCCGTAGCCACTTTGTTTAGTTGTCAGAATACATTTGTACTCTGCGAACTTCCAATAGATACTACTCTACCTTCCGTCCCTTTAGTCCTGTTACCAGGTTTATCTAACGACGCTAAACCGCCGAGTGTTGATTACTTTTTTCTTTTTGGAAAGGATATGTCATAAGACACATTCAAAAGTTATCCGTAACCAACATCTAATATTTCAAAGAACTTTTCTCTTAACTTTTTTACTATTACAAATCTAAAGATTTAATTTTAGATTGTCAAATAAACTTTTATGTTTTTTTAAAGTTGGGTAAGATATAAATATATCTGTTTCCCTTAAAAGTTATACGAATATACTAAAAATTTTACATTCGTCAAGTTTTTTTTATCTTTTTGTGGTAATAAGGTGTTAAATCGCCACACCATTGTTGTCAAATTCGGATTTTAAAGTCTCCAACTTATCTTTTGCTGTCGCCATTTTGTCAACCATTTCATCCATTTCCTCTAAGTGTTGTGGGTGTTCACCAATCCCAACTGAGTTATGGAAATACACATTTAGTGTTGCCTTGGCTGCGATTAAATCGGCTTCATACTTCTTTACTAACGCTTGATACATTAAGTTCATTTTAAAATAATTTTTAATAGTTTATTAAATTGTTCTGTCATTGGTGACGGTAACTCATCCTTTCCAAAGTAACCACATTCTGTGTGTTCATCTCCATCAGTGGCTTTATCTAAATCAGGTATAATCCTATCTTCACTGTCGTAAAGGTAACAATACATCTGACCCTTAATTTTAGTCCCGTCCCTATTGGTTCTCTTAATTATACCACAAAATTTTGGACTATTCAATAGCTCAACATTAGTTTCTTCATAAAATTCTCTAACCGCTCCATTTAAGGGGTCTTCATCCTCCTCAACACTCCCAGCAGGACAAGACCAATGACCTGGCAATGTCGTGTCTGAATTTCTCTTACATAGTAATACTTTATTATCGTGTCTAACTATTATACCTGAGTACCTTTTCATATTATACTTTTTTATATATTTATATCTATATGAAAGTAATAATAGATAATAACACCATTAAAGTCAAACTTTGCGTCACCACTGACTCAATAAAAAAAGGTATGCAAGGTAAAACATTTAATGACGAATTTGGTGGAATGTACTTTTTAATGCCGTCAAAAGGTGAACAATCATTTTGGATGTATGATTGTATAATACCTTTAGACATCATATTCATAAATGGTGACGAAGTAGATACCATACATGAAAACTGCCCAATCTGTGAAATTGAAACTGAGTGTGACAATTATAACGGATATGGAGATAAAGTATTAGAATTACCTGCAGGTATGTCTAAACAAATGGGTATAAAAAAAGGAGACATCGTCTCCTTCTCCTTATTTTAACACTATTAGTGCTTACTAAATTCTATTGAGGTTTCAATCCCTACTATACCATCAATTAAATTCAAACCATTATCTTTTTGAAACTTTTTAACCGCACTCATAGTAAACGGTCCGTAGATACCGTCTATACCATCTTCACCTAAATCATATCCTTCTTTATCAAGTATTTTTTGTATTTCCTCAACACCCTCACCTTGTGAACCTATCGATATTAATTCAGAGTTGTCTTTGTTTTTTAATATGTCATCAATACTTAAATCTCCACGAGTAATGGTTCCTTCAACTTTATCAACTACTTGGTCTGGTTCAATAACCATTAACTCCCCTCCATCAAGACTATCTTTTAAATATTGCCAAGGGTCAATCGTTCCTCTCGTATAACCACTTCTTTTTTCATACATGGAAAAATGTAAGTGTGGGTGAGTTCCTTTAGCATTACCACTGTTCCCAACTGTACCAATAAACGTACCTTTATTTATTTCATCACCCTTTTTAATTTCACTAGTTACGGAATCTAAATGTGCGTAATAATAAACAATACCATTCGTAAGTACACTAACAGTTTTACCTCCATTACCCATATCTTTTCTACTAATTTTAATTACTTTACCATCCGTAGCTGAAATTAGTGGTGTACCTTTAGGTGCAAATATATCAACACCTAAATGACCCCCTCTTTGTTGATGTTTGTCATCTCCTGAGCCATAATCACTGTTGTGAATTGCCTCGTCTTTATTTAATACCTTTTTTTTTTACCCCCACCTAAACCAGCTTTGTCATAACCTATATTAAAATTTTTATTACCAATTGGGAAGATAAATGATGTGGATTCAGTTAAAACGGATTCATTCAATCCTTTAGACTCGTTAATCTTTTCTTTAAGTTTTCTATAGAATTCTTCACCAATCATCTTAGAGAATTTCACATATGGTGCATCACCTGAATCTTTATTGTACTTATACTTACCCTGTGGTGGTCTCTTACTTCTACCAAAGTAATTAAGTGCCGCAATGTTAGTAATACATTTATGACCACCTGAGTTAGCTTGTATCATTTCCCAAGCAGGTACACCTAAATTATCCAATAGACTCATCTCATCATCTGTTAATTTACTAAATGGTTTGTCCATTATTGATTTTAGGTTCTCCATATATTTCTCACCACCTTCCATCGATTTAATTTTATCACCATAGAATGCTTCTAAATCTGCGTTTGTAAATCCTATAGATTCCTCACTAAAACTCTTTGATGATTCTGAAATCCATTTAATAGTTGATAATGGTATAATCTTTTCTCTTAGTTTTGCTTCCCACTTACTCAACACTTCCTGTGCTATCTCACCTAAGTTAACTCCCTTAAGTTCTCTTTCCCCTTTAAAAGGATTACATGAAGCTTGAACCAATCCCATTGGCCAAACAGTAATTAAAAAGTCAGCTTCAGGATGAAGTTTAAATGGTGTGTATCTATCGTATGAACCAGGTTTAAACATTCTACCTCCTCCGTACTGATAAAGAATTCCATCTTTATAACTCAACTTAGGGTCTTTACTTCTTTGGTCAACATAGTCTTCTTGGTTTGCAGACATCATCAATGCGTTTGCATAGTTTTCTCTGTCAGCAATTCTTCTAATGTTTTGAAATATATTTAACAGCGATGGTTTTGAAGTCATCACTAACTCCTCCATAAACCCTGGTTTGTTCTTATATGCTAACATAAGTTTGTTAGTCGCCAAACCTAACGCCATCTTATTTTTCTGTAATGACTTATCTTTATCCAACTTAAATATAAAGTTCATTATATCCTGTGGATTTAAACCATACTTAGCAAAGTCAGCAGAATCTACAGTCGATATTAATCTAATGTCATCAGCAGTGAAAATATCTTTAGGTGACATTATCTGTGATAGTGTCTCAACATTTGAACGTGAAGACCTAAATGATGTTGACGTATCACCCTCCACACCACTTTGTGAATCGTGGTGGTCAGTATGTACTACAAACATCGGTTTCCCATGTGCAAAATCAACCAAGACCGGCATTGTATCTCCTTGAGCGTCTTGTTTTTTCACGGCAAATTCCTTATCACCATATTGTATTATTTCACTATCCACAACGTCGATTCCGTTATTCTCTAGATAGTTTTTCATTGCAAGTGCCGTAGTCACCCCATCTAAATCTTGGTGGAAGTATATTTTGGCCTTTGAATATCTATCAGATAATGCCTTGATATTCCTTAATCCTGATTCTTTAATTAATTTTTTCATTACGATAAAAATATTTCACTTTCTTTATTCCTTCTATCAACACCACCTGAAGTTTTAAATGTTTTGATTTGTTCGGCAGCTTTTTCCATATCACCTTTCTTTACACTTTGAATAAAGTCGGACAACCTAACCGAATCACAACCTGTATTAAATACTAACGAAATCAACGCATCGAATTGTCCCTGAGTAATCTCATATTTCAATCCCTTACTCTTCCACTCTTTGAATATTCTTCTTACACAGTCAGCGGCTTCACCAGCATCTTGATATAAGTACTTTAGTGCCATATCATTAGATATCTTCATACCTTTAGTAACACCACTAGTATGTCCATAACCTATCGTCCAAATACCTTTAGTGTCCTTATACGCCATAAGCTTAGGGTCTTTAACACCACCCGTTCTATTTTTTGGGTCACCCTCAAACTCTTTAATGTTATCCCAAAATGTTTGGCTAGCAGTCATAGTTGAACCATCATTTTTTTGTTCCATTAAGTATTGTTTCTTAGTGGCACTTTCATGTAGATTCAAAATCCTTTTCTTTTCCGATTCGTCTATTCTATGTGTTCTCATTGATAAATGTTTACTATAAATATCTATAACAACGAAAAACCCTCCTATTTTTTAAAGGGGGGTTTTCGTTAATGATACAGTACACGCAATTATATTATCCAACCAGACCTTTTCAGGTCCTGTCATGTCTTTTCTTTTAAATTTCTTAACTCTATTATTCGATGAAGTAACTATAATAGTATCTTTATCAATTACATTAATTAACATTTAAATCCAGTTCAACTTGCTTTTGACTATCCTTATAATCTTTTATTCTACCCTTAGCCACCTCAACATAGTTTGGTGAAATATCACAACCCAACCAAGGTCTCCCTAACATCTCAGCCGCCAAACACGTGGTTCCTGAACCATTAAAAGGGTCAAAGACCAAATCCTCTTTATAAGACATAATCTTAATTGCACGATACGGAATGTCTAATGAGAATGTTGCTTTAGTTTTCTGTTGTGTATCGGCAAAATAGTTCCACTGACCAAATACTAAAGACATAAAGTCTTTCTTATCTTCATCTTCATACACCAACTTCTTTCTAAACTCACCCTCAATTTTTTCATTAGGTACCATTTGGTATTCTCCTTTCCATTGAGGTGTCCCTTTAACCTGTTTTTTAGCTAAGTTTTTGTATCCTAATATAACACACTCCTTTGGATTGTAGATGTACGGAGCAGATGGACTCATCCAACTCCCCCATGCCGTTGTCTTACTTCTGTGTGGTGAACTCTCCTCCAAATCTACGAGACCAAAGAATCCGAAACCTAATTGTTTCATCACCATCCAAATCTCTGCTGAGAAATAGATACGACCACCCTTCTTCTGACGGTTAATTTCATAAGGGATATTCACGGCAATACGTCCATCATCCCTTAACACTCTATACGCAGCACTGAGCCACTCACGAGTAAATCTCATATACTCATCAAAGTATTTATCGTCATCCCAACTATCATAGTCAATACCGACACCATAAGGTGGTGAGGTAATAATTAAGTCGACTGACTTCTCAGGCATCTCATTCATAAACTTCACTGTATCTGAACAGTGAATGTCTCCTATTATTTCTTTCATTTCTTTCATTTCTCTTATCTCTTAAAAAACCCAATAATAAACGTAAGTACACTAATTGGCCACAACAACACAACGAATAACCTCTCAAAAAACCCAAAACTTTGGTCCGTTACTTTGTTGACAGTATATTCCATTAAGAATCCAACAATAACACCTATTAACATGTAATTAGTAATCGTCATTCTTCCATTGTTTTTATACGCCTTTCTAAATACCATAACGCTTTTTTGAGGTCTTGTAAAGGTGGGTTCTCATCTTTCTTACCACTTCTAACAATATATTTTAATACATTGAAAAGATACGCATCCTTATCTAAACCTGTCCCTTCTGCGATTTTTACAACCTCATATGGGTTACCTTCACCCCCATAGTGGTTAGGGTGGTTCACCATTTCTTTACTCATATTTTTCCTTGATTCTTTAACTTATAATAACCATTTTGCTTAGATTCTTCAATCAAACCCTCATTAATACCTTTTTCTAATACCTCCATTGTTTCCTCCTCTGATTTACTTAAAATGTATTTTGATATATAACTAATGTGGATAGGTAATCTTAATTTACCTTGTAGTTTTTCAAAATCTGTCTTTTCTTTTTTCATTTTCTAAAAAATTAATAATGTTATCTTTTGTTTTACCACTCATATAAAGTTCAATAAACTTAGAAGACCACTCATCTGTAGTTATTAATGCATCGGCACTTAGTTTTACTTTTAGGTCTTTCTCATTTAGACCAATAATAATATCTTTACTTATATATCTTTTATTGAAACCCATTTGTGTTCTGAATTAAGTCTTACCGAAGTGATATGTTCTAAATTCCATTCCTTTGGTGATATCAAAGATAGGAAATAATTTCCATTCTTTCTAATATATAGATGATAAATTTCTCCGATTATTGGTTCAAATGAATATCTTGAGTTGTAAATCATATCATTTAATTCAACCTCATCAATCAAATGATTATACTCATCAACTAATTCTTTATACTTTGCGTTGAATGTTTTTTGCACTCGATGAACTCCTCTTTCTTTAAATGCACCAACATCGTCTAACTTTATTACGGGACCACTGACATTAGTGGCGTATGGTAATACATTGGCATTATACTTACCTGATTTCTCATCATAAGCAACGTTATCTGGCTTTTTTACTTCCATATATGTTTTAATCGTTTTTCAATTCTTGTAACTTCACTGTCTGAAAAATGTAACTCATAATCCTTCTCTTCAATAAAGATATTAAACATCCATCTAACGGGAATTCTTGACTAATAGATAACTCAAACCAAGGGACAGTGTTAATCCTTTCTTCCACCTCTTCTTTGTCGAGGTCATTACCTCTATAAACATTTCCATCGTTTTTCTTATATAGATGATTTTCGTTAATTATTTCACCTATATTGTGTTTACTACCCTGGTAAATCTTTTCGATATAACATTTATTTTCCATGGTTTTTTTAGTGATTCTCTTAATCTTAAATTGATAAACGTAGAACTCTTTTTTGTATACGAAATAGAAAAAGCCAGAACCCCTTTTAAGTTCTTTAATACTTTCTTCGTTAATAACTTTTTTAATACTGATACTATCATTAACTAATGACCATAATGTTTTTGACACCATAAACATATTCCTGAATTTATCAGAAGCATACTCAGCTATTTTTAATATCTCATTACTTTCTTCATCACCTTTAGTCCTAATACTATTATATACTAAATCGGTTAAAAGTATTTCATCGTCAAAATCTTCAGGTAATCTTTTAAGTGTAATAAACTGACCATCACTCAGTATTCTTTGCATACTAGAATAGTGTATTGTAAGTTCTTGAAAAGATGGGTATAGTTCAAAACTATCAAGTTTATTCTCAACTTTTTTAATGTAGTCTAAAACTAAGTATTGTTTATATTCGAAGTCTATTGGTTGTTCAATTATCCAATCGTATTCCATAGTGAAATTTTAATATATAATAATGAAGTTACACAATTATTCAACTCTAAAAACGTAATATGTGGTACCATTAACATCAGTTTCACTTTCTTCTCCGTCATACCCTCCTAAAGTATTACCTAAACCATCCGTATCTAAAACATCCTCAACTAAGTCATTCATGTCTACGTAATTTATCAATTCCATACCATAATCATTCATATAACTAAGGATATTATCCTTTACATCATCAAGTCTATCTTCAACCGCACTCTCAACCATACCGACAGTGGGTTCTCCCTCAGGTGATGATTTAATATTGTTAATCTCAAACTCAATATCCTCAACATATCCTTCTGCAGTTTCAACTGATTCTTCATCATCTGAATTATAAATAATATCATTTTGTTCATCTAACTCACTCTCTAATTTTTCAATTTTCGATTCTTGTTCGCTGGAGAGTGGTAAGTCCTCCTCATCAAAGTAGCTTTCAGGTGATTCATAAACATCATTCTCGAACATTTCCTCAAAGTATTCAAGTACTTCATCAACATCGATATGACTCTCTAAGAAGCCTTGATTAAAACCTTCAAGTCCAGTATCTTCAATAAGATTCTCTTGAGACTCTTTCGCAGCAGCATATACTTCATTCCATTCCCCAACTATCCAGACAGAATTTTCAAAGTCAGTACCTAACCATTCAAATGTAGTGAGACCATAATGGTCATATTCTGCAGGGACTAAATTATAAATGGTTTCACCCTCATCCTCATCTATGTCAGCACCATAATCATCTTTGATGACATCAAAAACAGCATTCGCTTTATTAGCCTCATCATTATCCTCCTCCAATGACCATACATCATTATCTTTTCTATCTTGAGCATCACGTAATCTCCTTGCATTTCTTTGCATTTGTTGTTGAGCACGAATTCTATTCATTTCCATTCGAGCAGACTCTTTATCTTTGAATATTTTTAACTCTCGACTAAAGTTATCTTTAAGATATTCCTGTATTTTACTATTAATTTTCTCCCATTCAGGTGTACCTAATATCCATTTTTTACTAAAAACATTATCGGGTGCATCAAAAAACGTTTGTTCCCCATGATATTTTTGAAGTAACGCTACTTTATAGAACCTATCCTGTGACTTAGCAGTTTTATCAATAATATAAAATAACTTACCATCACGGTTATAGGTGTCAAAGTGACTAGAACCCTGTTTAGATGCAGTACACCATTTTGTTCCCGCCCCATAATAACAAGACGCATCGTGAGTTTCAGGTGTTACAACCACAAACCTCTCGTCCTCATAAATCTGTTTGGCTCCATCAAGCTCTTTAACATCTCTTCTGACTTTATTTTCATGTGCATCAATGGCGTCTTGTATGTCTGATATCTCATCATAAAGATATATGTCTTTAACAGGTAAAACTTTTTGATATCTAATAAAATTCTCAATTACCTCTTTAGTTTTATTAATATCTATACTCCCACTTTTTAGTGAATTACCTAAAAACATCAAGTACTTATGATTTGAAGCCAAATCTCTTGAAAGTAAAAATATACTTTTTAACTCATCGTTGGTGAACTTCTCTTTAAATTTCTTTAGGAAGTCATCTTTCCTTCCCTCTAATAATATGTGCCTTAATTCCATCTGTAATGTTTTATTATAAATACCTTTATATCCAAGAATCTTTATTATAACCAAATTTAGTAAAATATGGTGTCATTCTTTCATAAACATAGTCAGCAATTTCTTGAGTATAAAACCTTTTAAATCTTTGCCATTGTCCCTCATAAACATCAAAAGGTGAACCATTTTTAAAATGATTCACATCAATATATTCCCTTATTACATTTTCCATGTGTTCGTTTTTTTCAAAGAATGGTAACTTACGTAAATCATCACCCATCGTTTCCATATGTATGATATAATCGGGTTCCTTGTGGAAGTTATCCCATTGGAGTAGAAAGAATGGTCCTGTGGATTCTATATTATCATCTGCAAAGTGAATGTTTTTAAGGTAGTCGAAGAAATTTAGTTCTTTACCATTTTCACTATACTCGGTAAGTACATCTAAATACGATGAAACAACCAACGAATAGGGGTTCCGTACATTACATACTAACGTCCACTCTTCAGTACCCTTAGGAAAACCTTGTTCATGTGTAAACGAACCATTACTACCATGATAATGATTATTATAATGATTGTATAAATCGTCAACACCCATAGATAAAAAATAGTTACCTATTGTCCTTGAACCACAACCGGCAGTCCCCCACCAAACAAATTTAAATTTTTTACTTGCATTCATATTTACTGATTTTACTTTAAACGTATATTTATGGATAAATAATAAACTTAAATTTTTTTAAAGAAACATAATTATGGGATGCGGTTGTAAAAACAAACAGAATAATCAATCAAAGACTCAGCAACAAGCTCAGTCTCAAACAACACAAAGTAAAGTTCAAAACGCCATTAAAAAGACCGTTGAGAAGTATTACGAAAAAAAGTAGTTTTAATTTAAAATACTTTATAGACTTATAGGGAGATTAATTCTCCCTTTTTTTGTATTTATTAATAAAAGATATTATATGGACTTAATTCAATTTTTAGAAGATTCCGACTTAGGAGATTTCATTAAAAAGTATTTCAATGGCAATGAGGATTCATTTATTCAATTTCTTAAATCTAAAGATTTAATAGGTGAGATGATGGACCATCTTATTGAGGAAGGTTACTTAACTCAAGCAATGAGTGCATATTATGAAGAAAACCCTCAATTTGTTATTGAGTTCTTACTAGGGTATTTAGATGATGTCACCATGGATGGTAATAAATATTGGATGTCTATTGACCGTGAAGATTTATCTAAGTACTTTGGCAATAGTAGAAATAATATGTCACAGGATATCGCAAAACTAATATTACAAGAAGATTTCCCCTATTTAGATATCGATACAAGTATTTACGACCTCACTGATTTTATTGGTGACCTAACACCTGAGAATGTTAAATCACTAAAACAATCCGTTTACAATGAAGTTGAAGGTGAAGAAGTTGAGATTGACGGAGTAAAGGATATAGTAACTGTAGATATCGTCAACAATATGGATGACGATGAATTGTCTCAATTTATCAAGGAAAACACACCTGATGTTTTACAAGAATTGGAAAATATAAATAGAAACGCCGAAGAAGGTGCAATCTATGATGAGATGTATGATGATGTGATGAATGAATTAAGAGGACTATTCGAAGAACATTTCTTCTCACGTGAAAACCCATTTAAAAGAAAGACATACAAAAAGGGTTCTAGTGAACCAATCGAAGTTCAAGATTACCAATATCAGGTGGACGTGACAAAGTTACTCCCAAGAGTTATTAAAAGAGTATTAGATTGGGGCGGTTACCAAAGTGACAATGACTTTGAGTATTATGGTAGTTTGGAATCCCTATTAGAATATTACATAGGTGAGGAGGGTGAAGAGTTGAGTGTCTCTTGGCCTGAGTGGGCCGACGATGAAAAAGTCCGTGAATATGTCAACGACAACTTCCAAGAATATATTTAGTATCTTATTTTCTTTATAACCTTTTGATTTATCTTTTAATAAAAAATAATTTATGAGAGTTAATTCATTAATAATAGATGACTTTTACAATAACCCTTACGAGGTTAGAGAATTTGCATTAAGTCAGGACTTTAACGTAACAGGTACGTTTCCAGGTTTTAGAACAAAACCCTTTCTGAATGAAAACATAAAAAAAACTATCGGAGATATTCTTAGACCTTTCGCAGGTGAAATAACATGGTGGGGTGGTGAGTATACCGGTTCATTTCAATACACCACCGCCGATGACCGTTCATGGATTCATTCTGACTCATACACTGAGTGGGCGGGTGTACTTTATTTAACCCCCGACGCACCACTTACCGCAGGTACTGGTATATATAGACACAAACATACAGGGTTAATGACATGGGACCACGAAGAAAATGAAGACTACGAGTTCGACCCTAATTCACCTATAGAAACCGCCAAAGACATCACTAAATGGGAACAAGTAGACAAATACGGTAATATATTTAATAGATTAGTTATGTATCGTGCAGATAACTTTCACATATCGTTAGATTACTTTGGTAGTGACATTAACAACGGGAGACTATTTCAAGTATTCTTCTTTAACACTGAAAAATAATTATGAAAGATTTTTTTAAACAACAAATAATTAACCCTAACTTAGATATTGATTCATTAAGAAATGAATTTAACACAAATAAAGTTGCAGTAATAAAAAATTTCTTAAACCCTGTCATCGCAGAAAAGTTACATAAGTGGTTTACTGAAGAAATGCCTAAAAATTGGTGGAGAATATCCTCACACCCTAAATTAAATGGTGATGATGGTTTTGATTTAATACCATTCGACGATACACATCTTAAAGAAATACGAGATATGTATACTCATTCGATTAATACATTTAAAGATAATAAATTTGCATACAATTTCCATAGGACCGTTAATGACCATGACACAGATTGTAACTGTTACGAGTGTGGGTTAAGAGAAACTTTAGTCAGTGATGAGGTGTTAGGATTTCTAAATAGTATTACAAATCAAGGACTAACAGGTACTGATGAAGTATTTGGTGCAGTTTACCTACCAGGTGATTTCTTATCACCACATCAAGACTCACCTAATGGAACTTTAGGATTTACGCTTCAACTATCTAAGAATTGGAAACCCCAATTCGGTGGTAACTTACATTTTATGGATGGCCCTGATGGTGATGTTGAAAGAGTTGTGGTACCAAGTTTTAATACTTTAACAATATTTGACCTACCTAAAGGAGTTGGTAAATGGCACTACGTATCTTCAGTTTCACCAGGAGTTGAGGAATTACGACTAACTTATGCTGGTTGGTTCAAATAAATCAGGATTAGTAAAAATGCTAATCTCGGTAAGTGTTTCAACACAATAACATTTATCGTATGAAGTTATAAAGTCTTTATACCCTTTAAATCCAAAAATGAGTGGTCGGAATATAGAGTCATTCTCCTGCCATAGTAAATCATAATTAAAACCCAAATCAATTACTGTATCATACACTTCATGATGATATGATTCCATAATAGTAACATCAGGGTATAATTCATTAAACTCAACTAAATGATTAGGTAATGAACGTTCCTCTTTATAATCATATTTTTCAATAAAGGATGGGTATATAGTTAACATATCACGAAACCCAATACCATTATCTTTTCTCTTACCTTGGTCCATAAAGTAAACCATTAAAATAAAAGGTGTTTTCGATTCTATTAAATCAGAAAACACCTTCTCACTATACTTAACAAACATATTATCTGTAATTTGGTCCTGATATCCAAGATACCAAAGATTTACGACTACCTTTAGTCACTGGTAATACCCTGTGTAATATAAATGACGGGAAAACAATTACTCCACCTTTTTTCTTTGGTAAATCTAAGTCACGTGAACCAATCTTTAAATTGATATCTCCACCCTCATATTCGTCTTCATCACTTAATTGTACGATTATTGATAATTTTCTATGTGACACTCCTGGTCCGATATCCGCATGCCACGAATAATGACCTTCGTTCTCCCCATAGTATTTCGTATATTGTAAAGTATCCCCAAAACCAATTAGGTCAAAATTCCAATTCATTTCGACATTTGCTTCAATGGCGGCACTAGCTAACCTATCGTAAATCCACTTAGTGTTTTCTTCAATGTCAATCCAACTAACTTTACTAACTCTTATCTCAGGTACTATGTGTAAACCGTCCTCACCACCACCAACTTCGGCATCGGATAAGTTCGATATCTCACCCCACTGAGTGATGTGTTCTAATTCTTCATCTGTGAAAATATCTTCGAAATAGTAATAGTGTAAATGTTCCACCATCTTATTACGGTAGAATTCAACAAACGGGTCTGAATAAATGTGTTCCATATCTTTAATTTTTAAAAATATAAACTAATATACTTAATAAATAAAGTAGAAAAAGTATGAAAGTTATAGATACATTTATGTTTAGGGATGAACTCGATTTATTGGAGTTTAGATTAGAATACCTTTACGACCACGTTGATTACTTCGTGTTAGTGGAATCGACAGTATCACATAGAGGAACCCCTAAAACAACATTTTACTCACTATATAACGACCATTTTGAAAAGTATAGGGATAAAATCATTCATGTACTTTCTACAGATATACCTAAAGAAGTGACAAAGTCAATGACTGATAAAGACCCTTACGTTTATCGTGAAGAGTTGCAAAGAAGTAAAATTATTGAAGGTATTTCAGAATTAAACTTAGATTATGAAGATATCATATTAGTTTCTGACATAGATGAAATACCAAACCCAAAATCATTTAAGGAATTACCTGAGTTATTATCGATGTCACCTGTAATATTTAAACAGGATTGGTTAGTTTGGAATGAAACTATGAAAAGAAAAGAAAAGTGGATTGGTACGACTGCATTTTATAAGACACATTTAATTCAGAACCCAAACGATATTAACCATACACGTCAATTTGATGTTGTTAATAACAAAAGTGAATACTTAACTATTAACTCAGGTTGGCACCTTAATTGGTTTGGTAACACAGAAGAGTTACTTAATAAGGTTTTTAATACATCAGAAAGAAAAAGGGATATTAACTTTTACCACTTAAATAAGAGCTTTAGAGACCTTATATTAAATAAAAGATACCCACACACCAACCCAACTAAAGTTGAATACCTAGACCCTGTTATTAAGTCTACGGTACCCGATAACTTACCTTTTTTCGATGTCAATACTCAACCATCTGTTTATGATGTAGTAATTTATGATGGTGAGGAAGAAGCGTTACTAATCAGACTTAATGAACTTTACTTATCTGTTGATTATTTTGTGATTTTTGAGGGTAAATATAATAAGAGTAAATTTCTTTACCCCGACATATACGATAAGATAAGGGACTTTGAGGATAAGATTATTTATGTACAGTTAGATGACTATAGTACAATGTCTGGTAGTGTGTTTGATTTTGAAACTTCTATGATTCAAGAGACTCTATCACATCTTAATTTAAAAGATAATGATTATATCTTTTTCTCAGACATTGAATGTATTCCTTCTTCCGATAACTTCGAAAATAATATGTATGACTTTGAACGGTTTGAGTTAGAGTTCGTCACTCTTAGAATGAGATGGTTTTATGAAGATTTTGACCAAGAACTTACTGATTATTACTATGGGACTATTTTAACTAATTGGTCTAAATTAAAAGAAGGTAGTTTTAGTAAATTTTATAATGAAAAAGACGTATCAGTACACTCCATAATGTTTTATCGAGGTTGGTTTTTATGTAATTTTTATAAACATAATTATACACTACATGAAGTTGATGATGTGATACAATCCAAAGATAACGGATTCTATCCAGAATACATTAATAAACAAATTTTAGTTAAATTCGTATAATACTTTGTTTTCACCATATTGTAATTCATTATAATCCATATGATTATCTTTAATGAATTTCTCAATTATGTTATTACAAATAACTAAGTTATTCGATTTCATCATTAAATGTATTTGATAAATCATAGACAATACCTGTACCTTTTCAATAACACTTTTATCATCAAACTTAATGGTATCTGAAGTAATAGATTTAAATTGGTATTTAGGGAATTTTGTCTTCATGTCCCTAACTAATTTAGTTTCACCACCACTAAGAAACACCTTATTACCTTCGTTAATTTTACTTATGATTAGTTTTTTAGATTCATCATATGATAAATCATCAACGTTCATAATGAGATGTGGTTCCATTATTAATTTCTCATAAATACTAATAAAATTATCGTAGAACTTTTCTTCAATATTAAATAGGTTCAAAAAAAGCACATTAAAAGATTTTAATCCTTCAACATTTAAATATTTTAACAAATCACTATTACTATAAAGGTGTACGATATCACAATCCTTATATTGTTCATTGAATGTTTTATTATTTAACATCTCAATATTTTCGTCATTAATGTCAATCAAATTTAACCTACCTTTAACTCCGTCAATTTCTCTCCAATCACTACTCCACCACTCAACCATTGACGTATAGTACTCCACTAAATGAATACCTTCAGTGTCATTAATTCTGAATTCCCATCCGTTTATTTTTGAGAACATAAATGCTATTACAGACGAATGTAACTTCTCAACTAAGGTTTTATTTACAGTATTAAATACAATATATTTATTTGATTCCAACATAGTATCTATCATTTTTTATTAAAAAATAACTAACACAACATAAAAAGAAATATATTATAGTAGACCTTTTTTCTTAACGAGCTCTTCTAATTCAGAAATTTCATTACTCTTACTAACTAAGATTTTATTCTGTTGTTGTAACGCTTCTGTAATTACAGCTATCAAAATAGGATAATTAACCAGTTTAGTACCATCAACAGATTCTGAAATTGCCTGAGGGAAATACTCCTCAACTTCCTGAGCAATAAAACCAACTATTGGATTACTTGTTATTGAGATGTCTTGTGGTACCCCATTAACTACTTCTCTCCATTTATAAGACACACCTCTCATTTTAAGAACACTTTCTAATGCATTTTCAATCTCCCTATAATTCTTTTTTAGTCTTCTATCCGATGGTGGTCCAGGAGCACCTATATATCCTTTTGGTCCTTTATTACCCGTTGGACCTCTATAACCTTTTGGTCCTTTTGGTCCTGGTGGGCCCTGTGCACCTGTGGAACCCTGTGCACCTTTAGTACCTTGTGGACCCTGTGGTCCACCATTACCTCTATAACCTTTACTACCAATTGCTCCTCTTTCTCCTTTATCCCCTACAGGTCCTGTTGAACCACCAGGCCCCTGTGGAGATGCACCCGTTGAACCTCCTGGCCCTCCAGGTCCTTTTGGTCCTGGTACTCCTTGAGCACCAGCATAACCTTTTGGTCCTTTTGGTCCTGGATTGGTAGCCCCTTTTGGTCCTTTAACGTTAGAGGTTGGTCCTGTTGAACCTTGGTCACCTAAATCTATTGGCCCTTTATATCCTTTAACACCTTTAGTACCAGTAGGTCCTGTTGAACCACCTGGCCCCTGATTATTATCACCAACACCTCCTTGATTACCTTGTGGTCCTCTTGCTCCTTGAGCACCTTGTGGACCGATAATTTTAGGTCCTTTATCACCCGTCGGTCCTTGTGGTGAAGAACCTGTTCCTCCTCTATTACCTTTAGGTGAACTTCCTTGTGGTCCTTTGGCCCCTCTAAAACCTTTATCTCCCACATAACCTTTTGGTCCTTTAGGTCCGTCAGCACCTCTATTACCTTTCGGTCCAGCAGCACCTGTATTACCCTTGATACCTTTCGGTCCGTCAGGTGCGGTATATCCTTTAACCCCTTTTGGTCCTTTATCACCAACGGGTCCTTGTGGTCCAGGATTGGCATCACCTGTTGAACCTCCTGGCCCTTGAGTAGACGCTCCTGTTGAACCTCCTGGCCCTTGAGTAGACGCTCCGACACCACCTTGTGACCCTTGACCACCTTGTGGTCCTTGTGGTCCTTGTGGAGACGCACCTGTGGAACCACCAGGTCCCTGTGGAGAGGCTCCCGTTGAACCTCCTGGCCCTTGTGGTGATGAACCTGTGACTCCTTTGGCACCTACATTACCCTGATTACCTCTATTACCTTTCGGTCCGTCAGTACCTGTGAAACCTTTTGGACCTTTAGCTCCTGGAGGTGCAGTAGGACCTTTAGGTCCTTTAGCTCCTGGAGGTGCAGTATATCCTTTATCACCTGTTGGTCCTGTGGGACCTCCTGGTCCTTGTGGTCCAGGATTGGCATAACCTTTTGGACCTTTTGGACCCACGTTAGCATATCCTTTTGGCCCTTTTGGTCCAGGATTATTAGAACCTGTTGGCCCTGTTGAACCTCCTGG